GCCGAGGGTCGAGGCTTCCGGCGAGCGGCCCCACCGGTCCTGGAAGCGGACGACCGCGGCCTTTACCATAGCGTTCTGTCCCCCGTATTGAGGCTCGTCCCGCCGGTTGCGAAGCCGAGCCCGCCCGCCTGATCGAGAGCCGAGACGGGCGTGTAGCCATATTCCAGGACATCCGCCTTCGCGGCCTGATGGCCGAGGCAGAGCGCGACGGCGAAGTCGCCGTGCCGCTGGCCGCCGTCGGCGCCCTTGGTGCGCGCATCGTTCGGCACCATGGGGATGCCGCGAACCATCTGGATCTGCCGCAGGTCGCCCTTCAGGTCGACGTCGCGCGGGATGAGAAGCGTGCGGTCCTCGATCGCCGCCTTCATCGGCGGCATGTTATCCAGATACCAGGCCTGGCTCAGCATCACCGCCTCGATCGCCAGCGCGCCGTAGCGCTGGATGGCGTATTCGGCGAGGAACTGGCCGTTGCCGCGGGCGTCGTGGCGGCCGTTGCCGAAGCGAGGCAGGCGGTCGACGATCCAGAACAGCAGCTGCTCCTGCTGGCGGAACGGCACGTTGCGCAGCTCGACGACGAAAGGCACGCGCCGGACAAGATCGCGCTGCTCGACCACAGGCACGAACACCGAAAGATCACCCGATCGCCCGAAGTCGAAGCCGTAGTGATGGCGCAGCCGCCGGTCGAGGGCGTCGAGATGCGGCGCGACCGTCTGCTCGAGCCATGCCTGGACATAGGCAGCGCGCTCGTTGTCCGGCTTGAGTTCAAAACCGATGGGGCAGGAGAGACGAGAGACCGGCGCGTCCGCCACCATCACCGCCTCGATCTGCGCCGAGGTGAGATAGACGCCGGAGCCTTGGGCGGGGATGCAGTCGAGTTCCTCGGCCGCGCCGTCGCCGTAGAAGGCGCGGATCTCGGCACGGAACGTCGCCTCGGCTTCGGGCGACCATTCGCGGCTGCGGATCAGGCAGATGCGTTGATAGAGACCTTGCTCCAAGGCGTCGTCGAAGGTGCATCTTACGACGTTGCCTGGGCGGCGGCCTTCCCGGATCTCCTGGATCAGGAGGTTGTAGGGATTGTCGACACCGTTGTGCGTCGAGATGACGAGCACCTTGCCGCCCCAGATGAGCAGCGCCATCGCCGCCTTCAGCAATTCCTCGGCATCGTCGTGAAAGGCGAACTCGTCCAGGATGACGTAGCCCTGACGGCCGCGAAGCGATCGGGGCTTCGACGACAGGGCGACGATCTCGAAGCCGGAGGCAAAGGAGATCCGGAACGCCTGAATGGCCCGATCTTCGCCCCGCTCGCCCTCCTCGAGGAAGAGGAACTCCTGCACGGTCGACGACACGCGGTTGAAGGCTCGCGCCCACATGGCGCAGGTGTCGATGAACTCCCGCGCCATGTCGAGGTTGTAGCCGATATAGAGCGTGTCCATGCCGCCCGCGGTGCGCGTTGCGCCCGATGTGAGAACAGCATCAGCACCGACCCCCCAGGTGGCACCGATACGGCGGCTCTTGTCGACGACGGTCAGGGCAAAGAGCGACGTCGAAGCGAGGATCTGCTGCTGGTAGGACAGGAGCACGTCGGGGACGTCGAGATCCTTCAGGACATCCGGCATCACGGCCAGCGCCTCCCGGCGGTGCCTTGCCCACTCCGCTTCGGTGACGGGTGCCGTCATGTCTGGATTCCGAGGATCTTGCTCTTGATGTCGGCGACGGTCTCCTTGGAGAAGCCGCGCTCGGTCGACACGGCATCGATCGCGGCATTGGCCTTCTCGGTGAATTCCTTCTCGAACCCGCGGCGACCTTGCGTCGACAGCCCTTGCGCTGCCGCCAGGTCCTTCATCGCCCGCGCGATCTCCATGAAATCCTTCGGCACCAGATTTTCGCCCTTCTCGAGCAGCTTCAGGACGAGGTTCTTGATGACCTGCGCAATCGCCCTGACCATCTTGTCGTCATCCTCGGGACGCAGGTGATCGACCAGCGTGCTCGCGATCGCTCGCGTCCGCTCCAGATCTCGCGTCAGCTTTGCCAGTCGCACGGTGTGCCGGCTGAAGGCACCGCTGCTGATCGGGGCGATCCCCCGATCGGCGAGCCGCGAGTTGAACTCCTTGAGGATCGCCGCCTGCGTCATCGAGCGATCGCGCAGCTGCTCCATCGCCCAGTCGATGTCCGGATCGGCATCGTCAGGCAGGAGGTCGATCGAGGAAAGGCGCCCGCGTCCTGTCGCCATCGTAGCGTCCTCAGCGCCTGGACGGGCGCGCGATGCCCTCGATCGTGGTCACACGCTCGACGTGGCTCGCCCCGGCTTCGGTAATCTTGGCGATGACGAATTCGCCGACGCGGTCGAGCCGCACGGCGCCGAGATCCTCCATGACCCGAAGCTCGGTCCGCACCCATTCCTTGGTCTTGCGGTAGCCAAACGCTTTCAGCGTCGTCAGAAGCATCGTTTCGTTGAGGGTGTCGTCCGGCTGCTCGTGCAGTGCGCGCAACATGACGAGGCGGGCGTCCTGCCGCTGGTGTTCCGCATAGTCCATCATCGACCCTCGATTCGCTTGGCGCTCTGCCCCATCAGGAAATCGTCGATCCGCCCGACGCTCGCCGCCAGCGGCCGCATCCCCTCCGACAACACCCGGATGTCGCCGCCCATCCTCTCGACGAGCGTCCGCAGATCGGAGACCTGATCGGCGCTCGGCGAATGCTTGATCGTTTCCTCGACCCGGCCGATCCGGTCGCGCAGCTGCTCGAAGGTTGCCTGATGGATCTGCGCCACCCGCAGCCGGTCCTCGCTGATCCGATCAACCTGGCCCTCGATCTCGGCCCAGCGGTGGGCATCGCGCTCCAGCGCCATGACCCGGCCCTCGTTGCGCTGCGAGCGCTCGCCGGCCTCCTCAGCTTCCTTGCCGATCGTCCTCAGATCACGCACGATGCCGGACAGCTCGCCGAGGCTTGCCTTGAGCCCGTCGACGTCTTCCCGCTTGATCGCGGTCCGCTCCAGAGTCGAAAGGCGGCTGTCAAGCTTGTCGCTCTCTTCTTTCGACGCCCGTGAGCGAGCCGAATTGATCGTGAACACGAGGGCGGCGATCGCGACGAGCGGCGACAGCAGTCGAAGAGCGAGGTCATACCATTCCATCAAAGCACGCGAGCGTCAGGAGACCTCGACCGCGCTGCGCCGTTCCGTCTCCGGATCGACCAGCCAGTCGGTAAGCCGCGCCTCGATCATCTCGGCGAGCCGGTGGTCGCCCTGGTCGGTGATCCCGAAATGCTTGAGCGCCCCGGGCAGCTTCTGCGCCGCATAGCCGGCGGCGATCCTGATGGCTTCGTTCTTCATTGCGATCGGAATGCCGCCGGCGGCGCGGTCCTTCAGCTTCTCCGCCGCGTAGTCGACGGCCTTGGTCAGTCCCTGGTCGACGATCTTGCCGACCTCGCCGTTGATCTGCCAGCCGGTCTTCTTGCGGAACAGCGCGAAGGCCCAGGCGGCGAGCGCCGAGAGGAAAGCCAGCACCACCGGCACCAGGATTTCGATCATCGCCCCGGCAATCGGGCCGAGGTCGATCGGCGCTGGCGCAGCCGTCGCGACCTCGGCATGGGCGATGCCGGCGAGGACGAGGACCGCGAGGAGCGCGACCAGGCCGGCAAGGATCGCCCAGGACAGCCCGCCAGCGACGAGCCGCCAGAAGCGCGAGGCCGACAGGTCGACGGGGTCTGCGACGATCACCGTCGGCCGCGGGGCTGAAAGGAGCGCCCCGAGCAGGGGCGAGAGGAAAGCCAGAAAGCGCATGGGAGACCTTTCGAAGGCGGTTTGAAAGAGAGGCGAAGGGACCTGCGGGACGCGCCTAGCGCGTATCGCCGAGCGAACCGACCGAGGGAGCCGAGCCCTGCAGCGCCGGGTACTGCTTGATCGGATAGGTCTCCGGCCAACGGAAGGCGATGAACTTCGAGCGATCGAACGAAGACAGCGTGATCGCGTTCGACTGATTGCCGCCGAGCAGGATGATCTTCGACCCGTTGACGCCAGCCACCGGCCCGACATGGCCGGAGCTCGCCGACCAGCGAATGACGCCGATCGCCCCGACGATCGCCGGAACCTTGATGCCGAAGGTCGCCCAGCCCTGCGCCCAGAACGGGTTCGACGGCAGCGGCTCGTCCGGCAGTGTCTTCGCGATCGCGCTTTCGATGGCATCGCCGCACCAGGGCAGCTTGGCCGGGTTGCCGAGATACTTGCCGATCTTGAGGAATTCGATCAGCGACTTGTTGTTGCGGGTCTCGTGCAGGCCCATCCGGCGGTGAAGCTCCGCCATCCACGGCGGCATCGCCTCGATCGGGGGGACGCTATGCGTCCCGGTCGCCTCGGCAGGAGCGAGCTTCAGGGCCGTGACCGTCTCGCTGGTCGACGTACCCGTCACCCGGAGCCCGCGCGCTGCCTGAAACGCCTTCATCGCGGCGATCGAGTTCCGGCCCCAGTCGCCATCGACGGCGATGCGTGCGCCATGGGCGTTGAGCCGGGCCTGCAGCCATTTGATGAATGTCATCGGATTGCCTCTCGCGGATGACGATGAGGCCCGACCATGCGGGATGGGACGGCGGAGTATCAGCCGGGACATGTCCAGAGGGAGGGTCAGTTGCCGGGCGAGCCGAAGAGATCGGTCTGGCGCGGGTCGGCCTGGCGCCGGCGCGGCGGCCGGGCGGAGGGGCGTCGGCGAAACAGCTTCTCGACGCCGTTGACGCTGATTCCGAGCTTTCGGGCGATCTCGCGGTTGTTCAGATCAGCGGCGCGATAGTGTCTTGCCCGGAAGACGCGGGCAAGAGGGATCGAAATCTCGTCGCCGCCGAAGCGCTTGGCCAGCCGTCCGGCGACTTCGTCCCCGAGCTTCCCGGCGATCTCCGTGCCGGTCTCGCTCTTGGGCACGTAACGGCGCTCGCCGCCATAGGCCTCGACCAGGCGAATGAAGTCCTGAGGCCCGAGCAGCTCGATCAGCTCGTCTTCCAGCCGCTCGCTCATACGACCTCGCTTTCGGCGGGCCATCCGAACAGATCGATGTCGCGCTGAAAGGTCAGGCGCGAGCGGCAGGGGCGGATCCACTTGTTGAGGGGATCTGTGACCGCCCGGTCGAGCCGCCAGATCAGCCAGCAATAGGCCGTGAAGGTGCCGCCGTCCGGCTCCCAGCGCCCCTTGTGGCAGGGCGCCCGCTCGACGAACTGGGCGATCGTGTGCGGCGGATTGGTCTCGTAGACGAAGCGATGGCGGTTGATCCCGTCGAGCTTCACCGTCGGCATGTAGATCGCGACGCCGGTCCTCGCCCGCGCAAGCGCCCGGCGCAAGAAGGCGAGGAGCTTCATCCCGAAGGGCGGATTGGTGATGATCCAGTCGGGCCGGTCGATCCCGTCCCAGGTCTCTGGCTCCAGGAAGTCGCGCAGAGCGAAGTCGCCGCCGAGCCGATAGCCGTGATCATAGACGTCGCTGGCCCGGACCGTCCCGAAGACCTCCTGGAGCACATAGACCATGTGGCCCTCGCCGCAGGCGGGCTCCTCGACGCTGAGGTCCCGAAACGGCTTCGTGCCGAGGATCTCCGCGAACAGCGCCCGGGTCGCCCAGGGCGGCGTCGGGAAGTAGTCGAGCGAATCCGCCGCCTCGAGGCGCGGGCCGCCCACCGAGCGAGGGATCGCCGCCTGCGTCATGCGAAGCGCAGACCCTTCGAAGTCAGGATGATCCTGTCCTTCGGATCGTCAGGATTGGTGTAGACGAACCGCCCGGTCCAGCTACCGTCCTTGCGCTCCCACAAGCGGGTGGGGCTTTGCAGGTGGTATCCGGCGACGAGCCCCGCGAACTCCAGCTGCGCGGCGATCGGCGCGGCCTTGGTCTCAGGCAGGTCGACGATGCGGAGCTTGCGACGGCGTGCCATCAGACACCTGCCTTGCCGGCGCGGATCCGCTTTCCGAATTCGTTCATCACCGTGATCCATTCGGCGTCTGTCGGTTTTTCCGAGATCACCGGACGCTGCAAGACGCGCGAAACCTCGTGCCAGAATCCAGACATGTTCTCGTCGTCAGGGTTCGACTTGCGATACTGCGCGCGGGCGACCTTGTAGCCGTCCTGCGCGACGAAGCCTCTCCAAAGCCCCCGAGGCACCAACCACTCGACGCCCTCGCGGGCGCACCAGCTCTTCAGGGCCTCGATGATCGCTCGGCCGTCTGCCGCATCGAGGATCCACTCGGTGCGCTCGATCCCGGTCTGCCGGTTCACGAAGGCGAGCAGTGCGGAGTCGCGCCGGTCCTCGACTGCGCCAAGGTTCCACAGGTCTTTCCACAGCGCCTGCGCCTTCTTTGCGTAGGGGCCGGACAGGGGCCTCGCCGCCTTTCCGCGCCTCGTCGAAGCTGGCTTGAACCCCTGCCGCACGAACTCGTCGATCACCGCCTGGCGCTCGCGCTCGCTCATGTCCTTCGACGAGCGTTTGCCCGTCACCCGGACGAGCACGGCCCGATAGGTGTCGTCGTCGAGGCCGAGCTCGCGCTTGGCGACGTGCATCTTCGCCAGCGCGGTCACGCATCCTCTCCCTTCGCCTTGCCTGCGAAGGCGACGTTCACCTCGAAACGATCGTCGTCGACCTCGAAGAACCACTTTGCCCGTGCTCCCGGCACGGCCACATCGAGCTTGCGGACCCTCTCGGCCATCTCGACGATCTTGCCCGCGATGTTGAACGCGTCATCGACACTGAGGTCGGAATCGAAGGGGTCGCTCATCTCACACCTATCGCGTCGAGCTCAGCCGCGATCGGCGACGGAGCCTCAGGAGCTTCGGGAACTGCGGAGACTGGCGCCCAGCGGATCAGCACGCCGACGAACCAGCCCGCGGGCTGTTCGGGATCGGCATGCGTCTGGGTCCAGAACAGCTTCATCGAGCGCCAGCCGGCAAAGCCGTCGGCCTCGGCGAACCGATCCCTGTCGATGATCTCCTTGGCCTCAAATTGCGGGCCTTCGTCGAAGGAGATTGGGAACGTGCGTTCGTGATCGGCGCCGACGGCCGCCGAGATATGGCCGACGACGATCCGCTCATCTTCCACCGAGATCGCGATCGGATCGACCGAGAGGCACCGCCTACGGCCGATCAGCCGGCAGTGCCGGGTGCGCATGCCCTGGTAGAGCTGTAGCTCCTCGCCATACCGGGCATGACGCTTGCGCAGCCCCCGGATCGTCTGCCGCTTCTCGTCGGCCTCGATTGCGTCAACGAACCGCTTCTGGAAGGAATAGGCGACCATCAAGCATGGCCTCCGGCAAAGGAGGCAGGGTGAGCCGAAGGGAGGCCGCGATGGCAGATCCTGAGCCTGCATGTGTCCAGTTCGGCAACCACCGGATCGACGCGCGGCCCCACTTCATGCAGGTGATCGGCGACGGCAAAGTCATCCGACCAGAGCATTTCGAAGCCTTTATCCAATTCGCTGCGGACGTCTTCGAGAGCGGGGAAGAATTCACTTCCATTCGGCGACGAGTGCGCCTGTTTCCAATGCTGACCGACCGTTGGCGAAATCGGACGTTGGAAGACATCGAAGATCGCCTCTCGCCTATGCTCAGGCTGGTTTACCGCGAAGGTCACCGTCTGAGCTTCGAAAGTCAGCACGCCATCGAGACCGAGCGGGGCCGCGCCCTGGTCGTTCGCTTCGTCCCCGGCGTTTGGGATCTCTGCGACGCCGCCGAGGCCGCGAAAGGCAAGCTCTTCGCCTGGCCGGACGCCCCGAAAATTCCCCTGAAGGGCTGCCGCAAGAGAGACTGCGGTTGCTCCTGGACGGGCACCAGCCGCGCAGAGCGCGATGCCTTTCTTGCGCAGCAGGGCAAACGCGAAAGCTGAAGCGCTCATCTCGTCACCCCATCCGTCAAAAGCGCCGCTGCGAGGATCCGCAGCGTGCCGGGCGCCGTCACCACCCGCTCGTCGCCGGCGAGTACCCGCCGGGCGATCTCGCGGGCCATCTCGGCGGTGAAGCTCTGCTCAACCGTCTGCACGTCGCTTCCAGTTTCGACTTTGCAGACGTGGCAGACGCCGCCCTCATCGACAGCCACCGCCCGGCTACCGCCGCCCTTGGCGAGCGGCACCGCGGCGATGATCCGGGCTTCCGGAAGGGCGGTCATTTGGCACCGCCTTCCGACGACGCCGACGCGGCCTGCATTGCGGCCAGGCGGCGAGAGGCCGCGTTGACCCAGTTGCGCAGCAGGCCGGCATCGCCGCCGGTGCAGGTGGTCGAGATTCCGGCCAGGGCCAGACGGTAACCGTCGCCCGAGCCGGAGCGATAAGCAGCGCCTTCCTCGGCGACCAGATCGTCGATGATCTTGCGGTAGGCGCCCTGGTGGGCCCGCCAGCCTTCGTAATCGCTCATCGCCGGCACTGGGCCGACCTGTGCAAGCTCTTCGTCGATGCGGCCCATCAGGCCGGCGACTTTGACCGTGTCGATCGCCATCACCGCCCCCTCACGCGCTCGCCAGATCGATGGTGACGGCGCGCCAGGCGCCCTCCGGCGTGTCGCGCTCGTAAAAGCGGACATATTCCTTCGAGCCGACGGCCCGGGCGGCGTCGGCGATTGCCTGCATCGCTCGCTGCCAGCGCGCGTCCTCGATGTCCCAGCGCCGCAGCCGGTAGAGCTCGGTCCGGTTCACCTGGCCGGCCTTGTCGGTGTTGAAGGCACGCAAGACGATCGCCTTCAGCTCCGGCCGGGCGTCGGCCGCCCATTCGTTCAGGCACTCGTCGATCAGCTTCTTCGCGGTCTGCAGCTGCGGCCCGAACTCGATCAGGTCGGCGACCTGGACCTGCACTTTCAGGAGGCCGTCATAGGAGAGGAACGTCACGTTCCCCTTCGCGCCGCCCTTCTGGGCGCCATACTCCTGGTCGAGCACGGCCTGGAAGTCGCCGATGTCGGCGAACGTGTGGGCCTTGAACCGGGCGATCTGCGCGGACAGCTCCTGCGCGTGGCCGAGGATCTTGCGGACCATCTCGTCCTCGATCCGGTCCTCGGGCTTGATCATCTCCTCGGGCGTGAACCGCCCCTTGGAATCAGGCCAGAGCACCTTGCCGGCTGCCTCAATCGCGCCGGCAGGGCGGACCTTCTCCGGCTCGGTGGTTCCAGTTTCAGGGCGAGTGGCTGCGGTCGCGCTCATGCTGCGATGTCCTTCTGTTCGACGGTGGTTTGAAGAGCCTTCAGCGCTCGATCGAGCTGCTGCTGGGCAAAGCGCTCGCGGCCGCTGTAGCGGTCGCTTTCGAACTGCCGGTAGGCGGTGAGGACAGCACTGACCGGCTCGCGCATGGTCAGTGAGTGGATCTGCGCGAGTTCCGCCAGCTGTGCGGCCAGCGCCTGGACGCACGCCTCCAGCGCCGCGACGCGGTCGACCAGCGGTGTTCGGACGGGAACTTCGGCGCATCTCAGGCGGGGCATGATCGCGGCACCCATCGCCTCGAGCTCGTCGCCATAGCCGACGACGTTGTCGATCCGGCGCTCGATCGAGTGGATGGCGTGGCACACCGTCGAATCGTGACGGTTGATGCGGCGGCCGATCTCCACATTCGCTTCCAGTGTCAGCTTCCTGGCGAGATACATCGCCTCCTGGCGCGGCTTGGTCAGCGCCTTGGCTCCGCCACTGGCACGAAGGTCGTTGAGGGAGACGCCGCGCATTGCCGCGACCTCCTCCAGCACGATGTCGATGGCGTTCACGACACCACCTCTTCGCGCTGAAGGTTCCCCGCGACGATCTCGACACGCGCGTGGACCAGAACGGCGATGGCGGCCTCGATCGACGCGGCGGCTTCCTCAGCCTTGATCGGGACACTGACGGTGCCGATGATGCGCTTGCGAGTAAGGCGAACGATGCTCTCCGCCTCGAGGAGATGATCCACGCCGCGGCGCAGGATGGGCTTTCCCTGCGAAGGCATGATCGCGCCAGGGTTTGCTGGCTCGATCATCGGGCCGCTCCCGTCGCCGTGCTGGCGTAGCGCCGGGCGATCTCGGACATGGGGCGCGCGGCGGCGATACCGGCCCGGGTTCCCGTCTCCAGGTCGGCCGCGTCGATCTCGAAGCTCCGCAGGCGCTCGGCCAGGGCATCGACGGCGACGCCACCGAGGACGACGCCGGCGCGGTCATATTCGCCGAAGAACGTCCGCAGCTCGCGAATGCGCGCCGACAGGCGCGCGGGCTTCTTATCCATGGTCGGTTCCTTTCGTGGGCTTGGCCGAATGCTTGGAATGCGGGCAGCCGGATCGGCAGGCCCGGTGGATCGCGACGCGGAGCGACGACGTCGCGGCGAAGGGCTTGGCCTGCCAGTCGAGGCAGACGTCCCGGCGCATCTCGTCGAGGACGGGGCAGATCACGGTCTGCCGCATCAGCGCGCCGCGCACCCGCTCCTCGATGTTGGAGATCACCCCGGGATAGCTCTTCGACAGGACCTGGCTGACGGTCGAGCCGCCGACGCCGATCTTCTGGGCGGCGCCCTTCAGTCCCTGCGCGTCGGCGAGATCGGCAAGCTCCTCGACCCAGTCCGGCAGCGGCGTCCAGCGCTCGCGGGCCTTCGCAAGATGGCTCACGGCCGGTCCTCCTCGGCTTCGAGAGGGCTTTGCGCCTCGCGGCGGTTCTGGTCGAAGACCACTTTGGTCTTCAGGATCAGCGGCGCGAGTGGGCCGGTGTTCATGTCCGGTTTCAGCTTCCAGAGGCCGTGCTTGACTTGGGCGAGGTAGCCCGCCGCGTTCAGCCGCTTCAGGAAGGCCTTCGCCGTCTCGACCGTGACCGTGACCTCATCCGTCGCGGCGCGCAGCGCGAGATCCTCGGCGGAGATGCCGAGGCGGCTTTCGGGGCCGCGCAAGACGTTCCACATGTGCTGCTGGCCGCGTCCCTGGACCGCTTGTGTCCCGTCGCGGTTGATCCGCGGCGTCGCCAAAGGTCTCTTCAGGAGCCGGTAGAGCGGCTGCGGCCGCTTCCTGCCGGCATATTCCCGACATTCGCCGGTCTCCTCGGCGATGCCTGCCTTGACCAGCCGCTTGACGTAATCCGCGACGGTCGAGCGATCGGTGCGGTTCGTCCGCAGCCAGATGTCATAGACCGTGAAGTCTTCGCCCCCAGCGGCGAGCGACTTCATCACGGACCAGAAGAAGGCGTGGCCGCGCAGCACCGGCTTGCCCGGCGCCGTCTGGAATTCGAGGATCGCGCTCATTTCGCCGACCTCACCGGCACATGTGCCGTGTCGATCGGGCCCTGGTAGGTTTCGACGTCGAGCGTATCGGTGCCTGACCGGCGGGCGAACTTGCGCACGTCGTTGAGCGTGTTCACCAGGCGCTGCGTCCGCCCCTTCGTCTTGTCGAGGAATTGCTGCAGGAGCCCGTCCGAGAGATCGAGCTTCGGGCAGAGAAGCCGCGCCAGCGTCTTGGCGTCGTCGAGGTCGCAGGGCACCGCCAGCACCCGTTCGAGGACGCGGTTGTCCACCTTCTCGATCAGCGCCAGCTTGCTCGGCAGCTTCTCCTCGCCGATCAGGATCACCGGCACGCCGGCACTGTCGCCGAAATCGCGGGCGTATTCGACGAGGCCCTTGTCGAGGAGATAATCCGCTTCGTCGATGATCAGCGGCCGCATCGGGTCGCTGCCGAGGCGCTTGACGATCTCGAGATACATGTCGCCGCAGGTGCCGCGCGGGTTGTTCTCGCCGAGCTCGATCAGCAGCGACGTCAGGAAGATCTTCCGCGTCCAGCCGAACTTCACCTCGACATAGATTCCTTGCGTGTAGTTCTGGGCGTAGCGGGCGGCGAAGCTCTTGCCGTAGCCCGACGGGCCGCTGAACACGGCAAGGCTCGAGGAGTGCTGATCGCGTGATCGCATGGCGTCGATCAGCACCATCATGTTAACGACGTTCTTCAGTGGTGCCGTCGATCGGTTGACGTTTGCTGTCTGCATGTCCATTCTGGTCTCCGCTCTTGATAATGGGCCCCGGTTCGCCGGGGCTCTTTTTTTGCCGCCTGTTCAGCGGCCGTCCCGGTTCAGAAGCTGAGGGCGCTCCCATGCTCGGCGCTCATCTTCTTCATCACCCGGTATTCGGGGTCGTCGCGGTATCCCATCAGCCAGCGCGCATCCTCGGCGGAGATGTCCGAGCCGGCTTCCATGGCCGCCTCGATCGCGAGTGCGCGGCGCCAGCGGGTCTCGCGCGTCTCCAGCTGGACGACGGTCGCCGAGGGGCGTGAAGGCGCCTCGGCACCGAGATCGCGCTGGATCTGGTCGCGGATTTCGGCCGCGCGTCCTTCGAGCGGCTTCTCTGCCTTCGGCTTGCGCGTGCCGTGCTCGGCCGCCGCCAGTGCCGCGGCGATCTGCGGGGTCGTATGGGTGACCTCAGGCTTCGGCAGGGGGGTGACGTTCGACATGTCGCGGATCGCCACCTCCAGCGAGCGCTCGTGCAGGGCCGGCCCCTTGGCGATGTCCTTCGAGGCTTTCCGGATCGGCGCCGTCTGCTCGCGCAGATACTCAGCCTGCAGTTCCTTCTTCGCCTTCAACCGGGTCTTCATGTCGATGCCGGCGATCGCCCCGCAGATCGCTTCGTCGAGGAATCGTCCGTCGGCAGGATCGAAGAGCAGGATGCGGCCGACGTCGTTCGGGTCGCGGCGCACGAACACCTGCCGCCCGGGCAGTATGGTGCCGCTTTCTGCCTGGTAGAACTCGTCCTCGATCCGGACACCGAACTTGGTGACCTTGCGCAGCCCGTCCTTTCCGGCGACCGGGGAGAGCAGAATGTCGAGGATGCGAGGATCCTTGAGGCGGCGGACGGTGTGATGGCTCGTTGCGGCCACCTCGAACGGCGTCTTGCCGCCGAGCCCGGAATGCGGGCTGTGCTGATAGTCCGTTTCGGCCCACCGATCACAGATCGTCTGCAGCTCGGAGCCGGACAGCTTCACGTCGAAGATCGCGGCATCGTCCTCCTGCCGCCGCTTGGCAAAGCTCTTGCGATTTTCGATGACTTTCCGGTCGGCGACCGAATGGCCGACATACCCGGGAAGGGTCGCAACGAGGCTGTGCTGGAAGGTCTTGATGACCCGCTCAACGAAGCCTTTCTGCTCGGGAGCGTAAGGGTCCGACGGGGTCAACGTAATATCGAGGGCTGCCAGGAGCCGTTGCGTCGCCACGGCCATGAAGTCGGAGCCGTTGTCGCACTTGATCTCTTCCGGCACGCCCCATGCAAGGATGGCGCGGCGGATCAATAGCCCGACGGCCTCGGCCGTGGGCGTCCGCGAGATGTAGAAGAGCGCCCGTCGGGTCGCGATGTCGATGCAGGCATAGACCGTCTGCCGACCGTCGGTGCAGATCTGGTCGACCGGCGAAGCATCGATCTGCCACATCTGGTTCGGGTCGGTGACGTATGCGAGGGAGCTTGTTCCTGACATCTTCATCGTGGACCGGAAGGCGTCGGGATTGGTGATCATCAGGAGTTCGGCCCGGTGCGCTTCCTTCTGCACCTTCAGGAAGTGCTGGAAGGTGCGGACGGGCGGCACCGCAATGGCCTTTGAAACGCCCTTCGAAACGGCTTCGAGCGAGTCGCCGAACTGACCTCTGACCTGCTTTCGGACTTCCTTGGCCGAAAGGTGCGGCGCATGCGCGATCAGCCCGAGGATGAAGAGCTTCACCGCACCGTCGTTTGCCGTGTCGAGGACGCCCTTGCCCTTGCGGGCCGCGGCTCGATCGACGGCGAGCCGCTGACCGCCTTTCTTCGCTTCCGCCTGCCAGCGCTCCAGCGAGCGCTGTGTCAGCTTCGGGACGAGCTCGACGATCCAGTCCTCGATGGCGAGCGAGCGGTTATTGTATTTGCGCACGAACTGATCGTGCGCGCCGTAGTGGCCGAGCGTCAGGCCTTTGCGGAACGACTGGAAGTGCTTGACGATGGCAAGCCGGGCGTCGCGGCGGCGGGCGGCTCGCTCCGTGACCGCATCCGACCGGGACGCCTCGTCGTTCGCGGCAGGCGGCAGATCGACGAGACCGATCAGCAAGTGCCGACGCTTGTATTCGATCTGCGCCAGCGTCGGCAGGATGCGGCAATGGTACTCCATCCCGCCCCCGCGCCCTGATCGGGGTCGCGCAAAGGCCGGGTGGTCGTTCCAGAATTCGCGTTCGGCGAGCTTCTGAATCGCACGTTCCGTCGAACCAATCTGCGGCAGGTTCTCCGCCGCAATCTCGCGGGCCGTCAGCCATTCCTTCATGACCGCGCCTCCCGCCGTGCTTCGACGAAGGCGCGGATGCCCGCCTCGTTGGGCTGCAGCCATTCGAGCGTGGCGAGGACCGCCTCCATCTCGTCGACGTGCCGGTCGGCCTCGACCTGGCGCATCTTCCGGGTCGCGACGAGGCGCGGATAGACCCTGCGCCGCTGGGTGATTTCGCGCCTCACGCAGGCGATCTGGCTGGCGAGCGAGAGCTTCATGTCCGCGCCCTCGCTTTGGCCTTGAGGGTCGCCATCCGGGCGTCGAGCAGCCGCTGGTGATCCTCGATCTGTTTCATCTCGATGATCTCGACATACTTCTCCTCGACCACCGCGTAGCCGAACAGCGAGGGCACGAAGCCCAGCGCCTCGTAGCCCTTGGTCTCAGCGATGAGGGCGATGAAGGCGTCGAGCGGGATGCGGTTCTCCTCCGCCGATTCCGACGCCCACTTCTCGATCGAGGTTTCGGAGACCGGGCGGCCGAGCCTCGCGGTCAAAAGCTCCGCCAGATGCCGGCGCGTCATCCCGGATTCCTCGCGCGCGTCCTGCGTCGTCCGGCTGACGACCCGGGCGATCTGCGAGGCGAGCGAGCCCCGGCCGGTCACCTCCGGTCCGAACCCGACCGAGACGGGCTCGGGCGCGGCAAACAGGTCGCGTGTGTGGGTGTCGCGCCGGCGGCTCATCAGGCGGCCCGCCCGCGCTTGGCCGCGCGCTTGGCGAGCCACGCATCGATGGCGTCGGCGTTCATCTCGAAAAACGCCTCCTTCTCGGGCGCCTGCAGGCGGACGAAGCGCTCGTAGATCCGCTGATGGGCCGCAACCGGCTTGACGGCAGGGGCGTGGTCGATGATTGCGATCGCGCCTGCGATCGTGTCAGTCTTCGGATCGTCGGCGAGGAGGACGTCCGCGATGGCCTTCTGGCGCCAGGTCGTTTCGTCCGCGAGAGCCAGCAGCTCCTTTTGGCTCGATGCGATCCGGTGAAAGGCAATCCGGGCGCGGACACCTTGGTCGATCTTCCGGGCCACCTTCAGGTGCCTGAAGAGCGTCTTTTCGCCCAGTTGGAGAGCCGCCTGAGCGGCGTCCGACCAATTCACTGTCATCGTGACAGTAAACTCCGCCAGAGCCTCGTCCGAACCGCCGTCGATGACCTCGAGCTTCGGCTTCGGGCCCCGCTTTGCCGCCCCGTGCGCCGCCTTGTACAGGTCGCACCAGGCCGACACGGTGACCGCACGATCGAGCGCAGTCAGCTCGCCCTGCAGCATGTGCCCTTTGATCTCGGCGAGCCGAACGGCGGCATCGTCGGGAAGCGCCTCCTCCGGCTCGATGCGCGCCTCGATCTCGCTCCAGCCGAGCTGCAGCGCCGCCGCGATCCGGCGCGCGCCCTTCACCAGCTTGAAGCCGTTCCCGCGGGCGACGACGCGGATGGCGTCCGTCTGGCCGTCCCGGGCGAACTCCTCCGCCAGAACGCTCACCCATACGGGGTCGAGGGCGCGAAGCCGGCCTTCGGTCTCGATCGAGGCGAGGGAAATCATCGAATGCTTCGTCATGCGGTCAGTCTTTCTGGCGTGGTGAAGAGGTCGGGATCGGCTGCGCCGTCGCTGGCGATCGCCGCGGTGCGCAGGGTGAGTTTGGCGGTGGTGATCATCCGCTTGCGGGCCTGGAGCACCGTCGTTCGGACGTGACGGGCGGAGGCTCTGGGATCGACGGCGAGTTCCGGTGCGGCCATCTCCAGCACCGCCGCCGGATGGCGACGGGCGAAGGAGGCACAGGCGCTGAGGAACTCGCTCGCCGTCATGAATCGGGCGCCCGAAAAGCCGGACGGCCCGCCGAAGCGAAACCGGCCGCAGTTCTGGAGGAAACACGGGTAGCCCCGCCGCCCCACCACTTACGCAGGTGGCGCGTTTCCCTCATAGTCGACGCGCAAACAACCGAACTAAAGAGGGAAGACGTGAAAAACGAAACTGAGCGTAAGGTGGCCTCGGAAGCGCGATTGCTGGCGATCGAGACTGCGATCCGCCTCATCATTGAACAAGTTGAGGCGTTGTCGGATGGAGAGCCGTTCCGGGAGAGGTCCAGACAGCGTGCCGATGAAGTCGCCGTTTGGGTGTCTGAGAGGGCTCGCGCTGACCTCCTCAATCCGGCGTCCGAAGAATTTTGTCTGCGGTTGCTGGAAGCGATGAGAATCCATCTGCGCGATTTGTTCGATGCCGAGAGATCAAGCACCGACGCACCCTGATATTTGGATGCCCTGCCGGACAGCTTCTCGGACGTATGTCTCGATGATTGCGCACTGCTTGGCTCTCTCACCGATTGACAGATCATCCCGCTCGTCTAGCAACTCGAGTTCGATTTTTGCTGCCAGATCGGCACGACGACCGAACAAGTGCCATCCGCAGCGCCGTTCGCGGCAGATGGCACCCCAGACGTGAACCTCTCCGTCGTGCCGGATGCGCACATCGAGGTTGCCCTTCGAAAGAGCGTAGTTTCGGATCATCCGGTCCGTGATCTTCGACATCACGCAGCGTCCTTTGCTGAGAGGCCGACAAGCGCCGCCTCGATGTGAATGAGGGTGTCGTGGCCGACCGCAGCCTGCAGCCGCTGGCGAAAGACCGCGTCGAGGATCGCCGGCTGACCGGCATCCAGCGCCGGCGCCAGATGAGGGCGCTTGATCGCCCCCTCTCGGACCAGCAGGCAGTAGCGGTTGAAGCTCGACGAGCTGATCGGCGGAAGCCCAGCAGCGCCGAGCAGCCGGTTGAAGTCAGCCAGGATGTCCTGCTGCGTCATCCGGTGATCGACGATGCGATCGAACGCCCACTGCACGGCGTCGAGGCCGGAATCGGGGATCAGCTCGACCTTGGAGAGCCGGCGGGTCATAGCGCGCGATCCCTCCAGACCAGCGCGAGCCCGAGGGCGATCATGCCGAGCCCGTAGGCCATCGCCAGCATGATCATCTCCGGCCTGGTGACGGCCGTGGTTAACGCCGACAGCCAGCTCATGCGGATGCCCTTTCGCTGGCAGGCGCCGCCTTGCGCTTTTGCCGGGACGTGGCGGGATTTTTCGGGTTAGGTTTGGCGTGGCTCGAACGCGAACGGACGAACATGTCCGCCGGAAACAGCGTGTCGAACGGGATCTGGAGAGCGGCCGCGATGGCGTCTGCGCCCTTGCGGCTGAGGCCCATCAGGGCGTGCCGGCAGGCGCTATCCGGCAGACCGGCGTCACGCGCGATCCCGGACAGGGACATGCCACGCGAATGGACCTCCGCCTTGATCGAATGGCGGTTCCATTCGGATGGCGGCCTGGCAGCGTCTCGCTTCATTCGGGCTCCTCGGGAGAGGCTGGCTGGCAGGCCGGCCTTTTTCTGGGGTGGATTTAACGGTTAGTGACACGGAAATTCGCACGTTAGTACGGTTAACGCAACCGGTTTTCGTGGAATTATCCGTTTCGGAGTTCCGATACGCGCAAACCTACGCGAAAGGCGAATTTCCTCTGAGTTCTCAGGGGGTTGACGCGTTTCGCGTGCGTTTCCGGAACTCCGAACAGCATTCGGAGTTCGCAGTTGTCTACGTTTCAAGATCGGTTGGCGGAGCTGATTGGGGGTGATCGGCAGAAAACTGCGTTTGCCCGAAAGGTCGGCATCTCTGAGGGGTCTGTCAGGCAGTACCTTGAAGGCTCGCTTCCGAGACTGGATGCGCTTGTTCAGATTGCCGAGCGCGCTGGCGTCTCAGTAAATTGGCTCGCGACAGGCTCCGGACCGAAGGAGGCTGCCGAATCGACGCGTGACTCGTCCGCAATTTCGAGTCATGGTCCGACCGGAACACAACAGGAACAAAGCAGACCGCCCATGCTGCAAATCGTTGATACTGAGGCCCTTCAGGAAGGAGCGTTTGTCCTCATTCCCCGCATGGATGTCCAAGCTTCGGCGGGATCGGGCCGGATCGCGCATTCCGAGACGGTGGACGCTTTCGTAGCGTTTCAGGAGGCGTTCCTGCGCTCGATCGGCGTCAATCCGGCCTTCGGCACCATCCTGCCGGTCTCAGGCGACTCAATGTATCCAACCCTCTCGGACCAGGATCAGGTCCTGATCGACACATCCATCGACCACGTCGTCGACAACGCCCTCTATGCCGTCGTTTACAGCGATCTAGTGCTCGTGAAGCGGGTGCAATTGATGCGGGATGGGTCGATCATTCTGTCGAGCGACAACAAGTCTGCCGGCTATGTCGACGAGCGCGTCGAGCCGCACGAACTGCCAAGCCTGCACATCGTCGGCCGGGTGAAGGCGCATCTGCGCTATATGTGAGAAAATCCGTCGAAACAAAAAAAACGATAATTTTGCATGCAGACGAAACTAAGTTACCACTCGGGAACATCTAGTTCGTAATGCATTTTAGCATGATATCTCATGTGTTCCTGCGTTGCAGCTTTGATAATCAGCCGATGCGTCTCCGGGTAGGCTATAGAAAGCTCCGTCACCAATCGCAGGCGTCCTTTTTCTTCAATAACAAAGCAGTCTCCATACCTGTCGTTACTCCACCGTGCCAGAGCGCGAGCCGGCGCTTTCTCAAAGGACTGCAAATCGTATACAGCAGTTGGAACAGACCGACGCTGACTGCTATTGAGAGAAATATATTCCTTTGCGGTATTAATATCTATTGGAATCGCATTGTCAGCAGCTGCAATCAAATCCTCGCTAGTATGACCTGGAGGAAAATGTAGCGTTACATCCACACCCATATCAACTAAAGCTGCTATAAGCGGCTTGAAGTCCAGATCTCCTGTGACCAAAGTTAAACTAGAAAATAATCCTTTACTGGCGGCATTCATGGCATCAACGGCGAGTTGGACATCAACCATCTTTTGCTCGTTGCCCCGTGTCTTTCGATGCTTCATATCTCCTGTTCTGACATGGCAAGCAGGCTCTCGCTCGATCGCACTCAGTTCATCTCGCTTTGGTCTTACACGCACTGCGTAGGCATTTTCGTCTTCATCTGCGCGTTGAACGGGTACCGCATCATAGTAGAAGACTTTCTGGTGTCCTTCTCGTAAACGACTCCAATCCACTTTGATGACTGCACGATCAAAATATATACTTGATATATCTACTAAGGCATGCCTGAAGCTCTCCGCGTCTACGAAAAGGTAGCTGCTCTGCTTACGGTCATGCGGGTTGTAGAGGGGCATTCTTTGGCTACCCGATGTGTCACGAAACGCGGACCACAACATGACTCGGCGGAGGAATCGACACAACCTCCAGAAGTCCATTCGCCGAACCGCCGCCATTTTGAAACTTGCGCCCGAATCCTCAATCCACGCTATCTCTACGCCACTCTGATCTTGCGCGTCGCCGCCACGAACGACGCTCTGCCGCCACTTTGATGTTGCGCGCCGGTCGCGGTTATCCCGTCGTCTGCCGCGTCCATGTCCCCGCAGATCAGCCCTTTGCGACGGTTATTGACGGTTTCCCACGGGGCTTTCCACATCCGCCATGTGTTCTTGCGCGTTACACCATGTGCCAT